TGTATCACGATGAAGAACTTGAATTCCAAGCGTGTGGATGTTTGGGCTACTCGGGAGTTTAATGTTCCTGAAGGTGTGAACGTTCACTATCAGTGGGATGAGTCTACCATGCTCAAAGATTTCGTATCATTTTGGGCAGAGAATACTCCCGATATTGTGACTGGTTGGAACTGCTATCTGTACGATATTCCATACCTTTGTCGTCGTATGGATCGTATTATGGGAGAGAAGTGGGTCAAATCACTTTCTCCGTGGGAGAAAGTATCTGAACGTGAGATTGTGATCATGGGCAGAACTAATCTTGCCTATGACATCATGGGTGTTTCTTGTCTTGATTATCTTGATCTTTATAAGAAGTTCACTTATACAAATCAGGAATCCTATCGACTGGATCATATTGCTTTCGTTGAACTTAATCAACGCAAGTTGGATCACTCCGAATTTGATACCTTCAAAGATTTCTACACAAATGGTTGGCAGAAGTTTGTTGAGTACAACATCTTCGACGTAGAACTTGTTGACCGTCTGGAAGACAAGATGAAACTGATTGAACTTGCTGTAACTATGGCATACGACGCCAAGGTAAACTTTGAGGATGTGTATTCTCAGGTTCGTATGTGGGATACTCTCATCTTCAACTTCCTCAAAAAGGATAACATCGTTGTTCCTCAGAAGAAAGGAAGTAAGAAAGATGATAAGTATGCAGGTGCCTTTGTGAAAGAACCTAAGCCAGGTTTGTATAACTGGGTGGTGAGTTTTGACTTGAACTCCCTGTATCCTCACCTGATCATGCAGTACAACATCAGTCCTGAAACTCTGCTTCCTACTCGTCACCCATATGCGACAGTAGATCGTCTATTGAATCAGGAACTTGATCTTTCTACTTTGGATGGTGAAACTGTATGTGCGAATGGTGCGATGTACACTACTGCATATCAAGGTTTCTTGCCTAAGATGATGCAACGTATTTACGATGATCGCACCATCTACAAAAAGAAGATGCTTGCCGCAAAGCAAGAGTATGAAAAGAATCCTAGTGAAAAACTAGAGAAGGATATTTCTAAGTTCAACAATATCCAGATGGCACGTAAGATTCAACTTAACTCTGCTTATGGTGCTATCGGAAACCAATACTTCAGATACTATAATCTTCAGAATGCTGAGGCAATTACTTTGTCTGGTCAATTCTCGATTCGCTGGATTGAGATGAAGATGAATCAGTATCTAAACAAGATTCTGAAAACGGAGAATACTGATTATGTTATTGCTGCTGATACCGATTCTATCTACCTTAATCTTGGTCCGTTGGTGGATGGCGTATTCAAGGGAAGAGAGAAAGCTACTGAAAGCATCGTTTCGTTCCTTGATAAGGTGTGTAAGGTGGAACTTGAAAAATATATTGAAAGTTCTTACGAAGAGCTGGCGAAATACGTGAATGCCTTTGATCAAAAGATGTTCATGAAACGTGAGACTATTGCAGACAAAGGTATCTGGACTGCAAAGAAACGCTACATCTTGAATGCTTGGGATATTGAGGGTGTTCGATATACCGAACCCAAACTCAAGATCATGGGTATTGAAGCAGTGAAATCTTCTACTCCTGCACCTTGCCGTCAAAAGATTAAGGATGCACTGAAGGTTATCATGACGAAGACTAATGATGATCTGATTCAGTTCATCGAAGAGTTTCGTAATGAATTTAAGAAGATGAGTCCTGTGGAGATAGCTTTTCCTCGCGGTGTAAATAATCTTGGTAAATTTAGTAGTACGGTATCAATTTATGGAAAGGGTACACCTATTCATGTCCGAGGTGCATTATTGTATAATTACTATATCCGCAAGCATAAACTTACTAATAAGTACCCTGTTATCCAAGAAGGAGAGAAGATCAAGTTTCTCTACCTCAGAACACCAAACAAAATAAACGAGAATATTATTTCTTTTATTCAAGAATTTCCTAAAGAGTTGGGTCTTGACAAATCTATCGATCATGACTTACAATTTGAGAAATCATTTCTGGAACCGTTGAAGACGATTCTAGATACAATTGGTTGGAAGACCGAAAAAATTAACACATTGGAGTTTTTATTTGCATGAATTTCTTACAGGATGTAGTAAAGGAGATTGGTAATGAGTATGCTGGCCTTGTCGCTGATGGGGTTGCTGCTGGCGATTGTGATAGTTTCGTTGATACAGGTAGTTATATTTTTAATGCTTTGGTATCAGGCTCAATTTACGGTGGCATCCCGTCAAACAAAATTACGGCTATTGCGGGAGAATCTTCTACAGGGAAGACTTTCTTTTGTTTGTCTGTTGTCAAACATTTTCTCGATAGTAATCCTAACGCGGGTGTTGTCTACTTTGAATCAGAATCCGCAATTACTAAGTCGATGATTGAGGATCGTGGTATCGATTCGAAGCGAATGATTATTGTGCCTGTTGTTACAGTTCAGGAGTTTCGTACTCAGGCACTAAGAATTGTAGATAAATACTTAGATCAGAAGGAAAAGGATAGACAACCTCTAATGTTTGTGCTAGATTCTCTAGGGAATCTCTCCACAACAAAGGAGATTGAAGATTCGTCTGAGGGTAAAGAAACCAGGGACATGACCAGAGCCCAGGTTACCAAATCTGTGTTTCGTGTTCTGACGCTGAAACTCGGTAAGGCAAACATCCCGATGCTGGTCACTAATCACACGTATGATGTTGTAGGTGCTTATGTTCCAACTAAAGAAATGGGCGGTGGTAGTGGTCTTAAGTATGCCGCTTCTACTATTATCTACCTCTCAAAATCTAAGGAAAAAGACGGTAAAGAAGTCATCGGGAATATTATCAAGTGTAAAGCACAGAAGTCTCGCTTTACTAAAGAGAATTCCGTTGCTGAAACGAGACTTTATTACGACACAGGACTCGACCCTTACTACGGATTACTTGAACTTGGAGAGAAATACGGAGTCTTTGAGAGAGTTGGTAATCGCTATAAAGTCAATGGAACGTCCGTCTATCCGAAATCAATTCTCGCGGATCCAGAAAAGTACTTTACTCCAGAAATTATGCAAGCCCTTGATGAATCGGCAAAAAAAGAATATCTATATGGACAAGGCAATGTAACATCACGAGAGGAAGATTATGTTAGCGAAGAAACTAACTGATTTAGTTAAAGTATATGATGATGTATTTCCGATCGATAAATGTGAAGAAGTAGTTAAACTATTTCATAGTCATCCAGAATTACATCAGAGATATGATAGAAATTCTAAACCAAATTTTACACAATTTAATCTATCTGAATTTGATAGTTCTGAAAGTATAACCGAAGAAGAAAAAATCTTGCATAGAGATTTAACAACAACCTTCATGAATATTATTAGTCTTTATCAAATTGATTGTAGTATTACTGATGAGATGCCATCTCAGTGGGGATTAGAACAAATTAGAATTAAAAAGTATGATATTGCAAAGGATTGTTGTGATCCAGAAGCAATTCAATCTGCAGATCAATTTAGTGAGCATGTTGATGTAGGAGATTATAATTCTGCTAGAAGATTTTTAGCTTTATTCTTGTATTTGAATCCTACTGATGCCACAGGTCAAACCACATTTCCTTACTTGGACTTGCAAGTTGACCCTCTTGCTGGTAGAATATTGGTGTTTCCTCCTATGTGGATGTACCCACATGCAGGTCTACCTACCTTTACCGTACCAAAATACATTGTTGGAACCTATTGTCACTACTTATGATGGATAAACTGGAAGTTATTGTTCTTAAGAATCTCGTTTATAACGAGAAGTATTGTCGAAAAGTTCTTCCCTTTATCAAACCAGAATATTTTGAAACTCATGAAGAACGTGTAGTCTTTGAAGAGATCAACAAATACGTTCAACAATATCAGACTCAACCTCCTCTGAATGCTATTGCTATTGAGTGTGAGCGTAGGACTGATCTCAGTCAAGATGGGTTTCAGAATATTCTAGATCTTCTTAAGACATTTACAGAAGACAAAGTTGATTACGACTGGTTGGTTGATACATCTGAGAAATGGTGTAAGGATCGAGCAGTATATCTTTCTCTTTTGGAATCCATTAAGATTGCAGATGGTAAGGACAAGACTAAGAGCCGTGATGCAATTCCTAGTATTCTTTCTGAGGCACTAGGAGTTTGTTTTGACGAGCATGTAGGTCACGATTATATTGATGATTTTGAAACTCGCTATGATTTCTATCACCGCAAAGAGGAAAAGATTCCCTTCGATCTGGAATTTTTTAACAAGATCACCAAGGGTGGTCTACCTTCCAAAACACTCAACATCGCTCTTGCTGGTACGGGTGTTGGAAAGTCTCTCTTTATGTGCCACGTTGCCGCATCTTCCCTTCTTCAAGGCAAGAATGTTCTTTACATCACCTTGGAAATGGCAGAAGAGAGAATCGCTGAACGGATCGATGCGAACCTATTGAACATCAACATTCAGCAACTTGTTGATCTACCCAAACAGATGTATGAAACTAAGATTATTAAACTCGCTCAGAAGACTGTGGGCAAACTCATCATTAAAGAGTATCCAACCGCGTCTGCTCACGCGGGACACTTTAAATCTCTTCTCAACGAGCTTGCTCTAAAGAAAGGGTTTAAACCAGATATTATCTTTATTGATTATCTAAATATCTGCAGCAGTTCTAGGTATAAGGGAACGATTGTTAATTCTTATACATTTGTTAAATCTATTGCTGAAGAATTGCGAGGTTTGGCTGTGGAGTTTAACGTCCCCATTTTCAGTGCTACTCAAACTACTCGTAGTGGGTATGGTAGTACTGATGTTGACCTTACTGATACTTCAGAATCCTTTGGTCTCCCTGCTACTGCTGATCTTATGTTTGCTCTTATATCTACAGAGGAACTTGAGCAACTGAATCAGATACTTGTCAAACAACTCAAAAACAGGTATAATGATCCCACGATGAACAAACGTTTTATCATCGGTATTGACAGAGCGAAGATGAGACTCTATGATGTTGATCAATCTGCTCAAACTGATCTTGTTGATTCGGGACAAGATCTAGATGAAGAACCCGAAGACCTATTCAAAGGTAACACTCGTAAAAATTTCGCTGACTTTAAATATTGAGGTAATTTATGACTAAAGCACAAGGTTTTGGAAGCACTCTTAGCAAAGAAGATGAAGAGAAAGTTTTAACTGATGAAGAACTTCGTGAAAAGAATGAAGTTGATACTTATAAGTATCTTGAGTTTGTAGATTTTGTGACTAGTGATGCATCTAAAAATTATGATTCCTTTGCATCTCGCTTGTCAGAACTGAATGATAGTGGTGCCGATATTCAACGACTCCTGACTGCTGCTGTTGGTATCAATGCCGAAGGTGGTGAGTTTATGGAGATCGTCAAGAAAATGATCTTCCAAGGCAAACCTTATAATGAGGACAACCGCGAGCACCTGATTATTGAACTTGGTGATGTTCTGTGGTATGTTGCTCAGGCATGTATCGCACTAAATATTTCCATGGATGAAGTATTTCACACTAATGTTGCTAAGTTACTTAAGCGTTATCCCGAAGGTGTTTTTGATGTCTTCAAGTCAGAGAATCGGGCAACGGATGACCGATGATGACATCATCATAGAATACTTTGAAATTTCAGAACTCATGGATGCATGGGTGGATGGAAATAATAATAAACCTCCTCTCTTCTAAATATTAGAGAAGAGAGGGTTTTTTTTCTATGGCAAAGTTAAAGATGGGATCTACCCCAGATTTAGCAAAAGTACATAAAAGTGGAGATTTAAAATATTGGCCATCATTTTGGCAGATGGTTAAAGATGGAACTCCGTTTAGAAAGGGAACTTCTGGATCTGACGGTATAGTTAAAATAGGATATAAGACTAAAGCTGCAACAACTAAATTAGTTGCAGAAATGGCAAAGTGTTCTACCTCTAGAGAAGTTATCGCATTTTTAACTAAGTACAATTCTGAAATGCCTACTGTCGATGGCGGCAAAGTAAAAATAACAGAATTGTGGAAAGATAATGTAAAGGAGGTTAAAGCATCTGCATCTGCGGCTAAAGTTGGTGGTAGAGATACCGAAGTTTATAGTGAAATATTAGTTCAGTTTGCACTTGCTTATCAATTGGCATATGGAAAGAGAGCTACACATGAAGATGTTGGCGATGGGGATGATTTTAAATCTGATGTGTTTGCTTCAATTAAAAAGAGAATTGTAACTCCAGGAAAATTTGCAATTTCCAATTCCCAAGTTAGAAAAAATCTTCGTTTATTTTCTAGGCAAATATCTGATGGCAATGATACTTGGTTGGATAGTGCCAGCGCAGCAGCACAAACTTTAGTGCAAAAATTAAAAATTCCCTCTGATGCTAAAATTTTTAATGATAAAATATTTGGTAATGGTAGCGCAGGAGATCCATATGCAGTTTATCTGAAAGCTAATACTGGTCTTCAACCAGATAAATGGAATCCTGCAGACATATGGGTTATGACTCCAAATGGGATTAGAGATCTTGTTCATTTTAATAGAGTTGCTGGGACAAGACAAAAAGCAAGTGTTGCTCTATTGAATAATTTTTTGATAAAACAATTTGATCAAAAAGATATAATACCAATCTCACTTAAAAAAACAAAAGCAGATCCATCTCAAGTTCATTATACTGTTTTGAACAGTAATCAATATGTAGAAAGAATATCTTTGGGTGGATCAAAAAATCCTACTATTGAACTGACGGGTGGCAATAGAGATATGAAAATTAATTTCACTCTAGAAACGATTGAATTGAACAAAGGTGTAACTGCTCGCAGTGCTCAAGCAAATTTATTCGGTAATATTGGAAAAGTGAAACCAGGTTCAGAAAAACATATACGAATCAAATATAATGTAAACAAAAAACAATTAGAACTCGAATATACACAAACTCAAATGCCATCATTAGCACTGGCTAAAATGGGATCTCTTGGATCAAAATCATTTACTTCTATTATTGCAGAAAGTTCAAAACAGGGAATCACTGAACTTAATAAGTTAAAAGATAAATATCCAGATCTGGGATTGAGTAAAGAAGATTATTTTGTTAGTCAGAAAGTTAAATTAAAGGATGAGCAATATGATGAAGTTTGCATGTATATGAATGAGATATGGAAAGAAATTAATGGCGATGAAATGCCAGATATGCGAACTGATAAAGCAGTTGGTAAGAATATTGATAATTTGAAAGATAAAATGATGTCTGCTGAAGTATCTCTTGCTATAGGAGGAATAAAAAATGATAGAGTTAAGCAAAGAGTAATACAACATTTATATAATGCTTGTGCATCTGTAGGATTTGGTTCTGGTCTAACAAAAGAAGAAAGAGATTTGATGCAACAGAGTGGTGTTGGGCAATCCAATAAATTTAAAGCACAATTCACAGGTGGTTTGCATGTGAAAGTATATTGAGATAAATATTAAAGAAGGAAAAACCTAGGGTAAATGAAAAATTATAAGGATTTTTTAAGCGAAGCAAAGAAGAGTGGTGCTGCTGCAGAAGCAGAGAAGCTCGGACTTGTTCATGTTGGTTATGGTAAGTATGCAAATCCTAGAACTAAGAAGGTAGAATATAGATCCGAAGGTGGAATGAAACTTGTAAAAGTTAATCCTAAGGATGCTGGACTTCCAACAGATCATCCTGCTGCTCCAGAACAGGATGCTGCAAAAGCACCAGATCAAGGAATGGCAATCACTCTAACTTTCGGTAGATTCAATCCTCCTACAGTTGGACATGAGAAACTAATCAAACAAGTTGCTAGTTCTGCAACTGGAGATTTTAGAATCTATCCATCACGTAGTCAGGATCCTGCTAAGAATCCTCTTGATCCAAATACTAAGATTGAATGGATGAAGAAGATGTTTCCTGATTATGCTGAGAATATTGTAGGTGATGAAGGTATGAGAAATATCTTCGATGTTCTTAAGGCAGTAGCAGAAGAAGGTTATACTGAAGTTAATATTGTTGTTGGATCAGATAGAGTTTCAGAATTCCAAAACCTTGCACAAAAGTATAATGGTTCCCTCTATAACTTCAATAATATCCAAGTCATTTCAGCAGGCGAAAGAGACGCTGATGCTGAAGATGTTAGTGGAATGTCGGCTTCTAAGATGCGTAAGGCAGCGATGGATGATCAGTTCGAAGTCTTCAAAAAAGGAATCCCAGACACCTTGAAGGATGCCGATAAAGAGAAGCTCTTTAGAACTTTGCAGGATGCTATGCACGCAACTGCTAAAGTAGAAACTTGGCAGTATGCTCCAAAGTTAGATTACGAAATGCTACGCGAAGCATACTATAACAACGAGATCTTTCAAGAGGGTGCAATTGTTCAGCATTTAGATACTGGTATTCTCGGAGAAATTATTCATCGCGGTCCCAACTACGTGATCTATGCTGATGAATACGATAATACCTATCGTGGATGGTTAACACAATTGACTGAAGGTGCAGATCCTAAAACTCAACTTGAAGTTGGAACGGATAAATATCGTAACTATGTTCAGCAACTTACTCCAGGCCAACCGAAGGTCACTTTCGGTGGTTGGATGAAAAAAGTAAAAACAACTAAATAATAGAAGGAAACGAAAAATCGCAAGGAATTAAAATGTTTACTAACAACTTCAAACTCGATGGGATCGAAAACATCCTAGACGATATTGGTTATCTTGATGAAATGAAAGGCGCAGGCGAAGATCAAGAGCACAAGTATACCAAGAAGTCAGGTAAGAAGTCGAAAGACTATGATGGAGACGGAACCGTAGAAGATGAAACTGACGAGTATGCTGGCGTAAAGGATCGCGCAATTAAGAAGGCAACTGGTAAGTGTTCTAAGTGTGATAAAGAACCCTGTGAATGCGATGACACCAAAAAAGAATCAGTAGATTTCTCATCTGTTCTTGACGAACTAACTGACGAAGATCTACTTTTCCTTTCCGATGATCTTATTGAGGAAGTTGTTGAGGAGTTTTTCTACGAAACTCTAGAAGAAGGTTTTGAAATTGATGAACTCGAAACTCTTCTAATCGAGCAAGTTGAATCGGAACTAACTTACCTTGAGGAAGCAAAGGTAACTGTTGGACATGATTCTGATGTAAAACCAGAAGCAAGCAGAACAAGCAAACTTGCTAAGGTGAAGGACGCAGTTAAGAAGGTTGCTTCGGGTGCAAAAGCAGTTGCTAAGAAAGTAGCTGGTGCTGCTGGCGAAGTTGCTGGTTCTGCTGTTGCTGGATACAAGAAAGCATCTGCCGCTGCTAAGGATGCACCAGAATCAAGCAAGTCAGAAAAGAATGATTCTAAATCCGATTCCCCCAACACTGGATCAAGAACTACATCAGGAACCAAGCGTCCTGGTATTTTAGGTAGAGTTGGCGCTGCTCTCAAATCTGGTTTAAAGAAAGCAATTCACGGTGCTGGCAAAGTAGCAGGTAAAGTTGTTAAAACTGCAAAGGCAGGATACGATGAGGGTAGAGGTAAGTCTACTCCTGCTGCAAAACCAGCAGCGAAACCTTCTGCTAATAAACCCGCAGCAAAACCTGTTGCTAAGACTGCAACTGCTAAGAAGAAGGCTGGAGGAAATCTAGACAACCTCCTTAATCAAATTCGCAATGAAGCAAAAATGACTTCTGCTGAAAAGGCAAAGGAATCAAGTCTTAAAGATAAGTATGATCCTTCTGGTATGAAGGCATCGATGAAAAAGCAGTATGGTTCAGAAAAGGGTGAGAACGTTTATTTTGCAACCATTCGCAAAAAAGCTATGCAATCGGCAGGTTACGAACCAGAAGGCGATCTTTTAGATGAAGCAGGAAAACTGCAAGGTGGTGGTAAGGATCCTTGC